AAGCAGATGCAATTAAAATTACCATCGTTAAAGAAGATTGAACTTCCAAAACTTAAAAAGGTTGAATAATGGCATTAAGAAGCGTACGTCGATTTATTGGAATAAATAATGTGAAGTCGGGAATGTTGGTTCAGTTTGGTTACAGTAAACTGGATAATAGTAGTAATAGCTATACGGCGCTTGTAATTGACCCAAATAAAAATAATTACATGCATGCATTATTAATTGATAAATTGTCCGATGCGGAATTGGTGAGCCTAGTCACACAACTAGGCTCACTGAACTACGACCCAGAGGCAAAAAATGCTCCTATCACAGACTTACAAAATGATGAGGCCTATAAAAACTATACGCAAATCAAAGATAAACGTTTGTATAGAACATTTCGTTTAAATAAAATTTCAAACTTACGACAAATTTTAATAGGTGAATTGAAATGACAGACCCATTTGGAGTATGCTTAGAACCTAAATGTAATGATGAATCACAACCTGAACTCCCGCCATTAAAGGATATGGCTAAAGGATTTTTAGGTACTGCAAAAGATGTTATCTTTGGAGCACTTCAAGGTGAGGATGTGGTGGTTACTGAAGAAGTGTATAACACACGTATGAACATTTGTAACGCCTGTGAATTCTTTCGTAAAGACGATAAGCGGTGCAGTAAGTGCGGATGTTTCATGGAAGCAAAAACTCGTTTTAAACGTACATTTTGCCCCATTCACAAATGGGAGGCAATGTGAGTAAGGATTTAATTATCGGTGCTGCAGACAATTATGGATGGGACCATGTGAAAACTTGGGCAACCTCTATAAAGAAAACCGGGTTCTCCGGAGACGTAGTGCTTATAGCTTATAGAGTAACTGATGAGTTGGTTGAACGATGTCAATCACTTGGTATTTATGTTGTTAAAGTAGAACATGACGACCGTGGACTTTCTATTAACCACACGTTGGGAAATATTGAGACACAAGCTCACAAACTTCGCAACTTTCATATCTGGCAATTTTTGTCAGACAATGAACCCTACAGAACAGTGGCGATTACAGATACACGGGATATCTATTTCCAAAAAAACCCTACAGTATTTTTTGATGTACACCAAGAGTACGATATTTATTTTCCCAGTGAAGCAATACGAATTCGTGATGAACAGTGGAATTTAAATATGCTAAGTAATTTATTTGGTCCCTTTGTCACAGAACAGATACAGAACAACGTTGTGTGTAATAGTGGAACTATATTTGGAAAAGTAAATGCAATAAAAGAACTCATGTTGAACATGTACTTAATTGCAAAGAATTTTCCTGCAACCGGTGCTGACCAGCCAACTATGAATGTACTCAATTGGTTGTGTGGGGTGAAAAATTCTACCGTGTTAAATATGGATGCAGGTTGGGCATGTCAATGTGCCACAACAATGGAACCCACTAGACGCCATTTACGCGATGATTTGTTAGAACCCATCCCACGTATTACACAGATAGATAACAAACCATGTGTGATAAATTCAAACAACGAACCATTCGTTTTAGTACATCAATACGATAGAGTACCAGAGTTGTCCCACTTAACCAAGGACTTGTAACAAATGAAAAAGATATTATTGGTTGCTAATGGTTTCTTGGGCGACAATTTATTTATCTCGTCGGCTGCAGAAAAACTATTGGCAGAGAATATCTGTGAACAAGTGGATATGGTAACGGGGTTTCCTCAAGTTGGAGAACTGTTAATTAATAATCCATATGTTACACAAGTATTTAGTACACCAGAACCCACACAAAACGTGTCATCTGCCATACAAGTATTTGATTTGAGTGAGTATGATAAGGTAATTCACTATCCCCCGTTTTCATTTGATATACCACCTGCCGCACAAGCACAGTTAATTGCAGGTGTTACGAACACTTCTCCATCGTTCACGGTATATACGTCAGAAATTACTGATGCAAAAATGAATGCTTTTGTTACTGAGATACGAAACAAGACGGATAAAAAAATCATTGCGTGGATGTCTAACTGGAAACAAAAAGCATTTCGGTTTACAGAACAAGAATATTTTTTTGGACAGAACGACCCACAGGGATTGACGGGATATGGAAGGGAAAACAGAAATATAGAAAAAATTATTGAGGAACTGTCAAAAGAATATTATATGATTCCCGTAGGAGTTCCGCAGCAATTCAGTCAATTTGATACTGTGAATGGACTTGAGGGATTTAGAACATTTTCGGAAGAAGCTTCTCTACTAAAATATTGTGATTATTTTATAGGTACGGAAGGTGGACTAGCCAATTTAGCGGCCGGTGTGGGATGTAAAACTATATTGACGCATGAATTTGTGTGGCAATGTTATGGTCCACGAGGAACTGTTCGTCCACTTAAGGATGGTCCCCAACTAGGTCCAGTATATTACTTTCCAGAAGGACATATGTATTTACCGTTGTATAAAACGGATGAAGAGATTATAACTTTAATAAAAGGTATTTTATATGAAAATGGTACAAGCACAGTTACTAGGAAGTAGTACTACACTATATCTACGAGAGGACTGTTCCTCTTCCGAAGTTGGACCGAATGGGGAATATTTAGATGCTGCAATAATCCAAGAAATATTTGAATCATATAAAGATAAATCATTGGGTACCGTACTTGATTGCGGTGCGAACGTTGGAATTTATTCACATTTTTTCCATCAGAAATTAAACATAAAAAATATAATAGCAATTGAACCTCAAGAAATAAATTGTCAGTATGTAAAATTAAATGCACCTAATGCAACAGTATACAATGCTGCAGTAAGTGACAGAATAACTACTGGTCAGTTGAATGTAGTTAATTCATGGAACTCTGGGGCAACTCGTATACTAGAATCAAATGATGATGAATCATCCATACAGATTATTACGATTGATGCTCTTGAAATAAATGATTTATCGTTCATGAAAGTGGATGTTGAGGGGTTTGAATTAAAAGTGTTGAAAGGTGCAGTAGACACTCTTGCACGATGCAAACCCGTAATATATGTGGAAGTACATCCGGACATATTACAACCATCTTGGCAAGAATTTTATTCATTTGTAAACGATATATCCTATCGAATAGAAAAAACATTTCATGGCTATGATATATTTGATACGTTTGTTCCTCCCATGCATTGTACACATAAATTAATTCCCGTATGAAATACTCCATCATTATTCCATATAGAAATAGAAAGGAGCATCTAGAAGTACTACTACCCGTTTTACTGGAGAAATTTAAAGACGAATCGTTTGAAATTATTGTCTCAGAACAACACGATAACAATAACTTTCAAATTTCCTGTGTACAAAATGTAGCATACAATTATGCGCAGGGAGATATTGTAATCTTCCATCAAGTTGATTATGTTCCTACAGAAGATGTTTCATATGAAGTGACGGATAAACCAGTACTTCCGGCACGCCGAGGAATCTTTTTAGGGCAGGATAATGAATCGTATAGAGATTTTCTTGATATACCTAGAGGGTATAGAAATTGGGCAGAGGAAATTGACCCACGATTTTATGGCGGTGTCATTTGTATGAAACGAGAACATTTCGAAGCCATAAACGGATTTAATCCGCTATACAAAGGGTGGGGAAACGAAGATGAAGATTTACGTGAAAGGTTTGTGTGGGCGAACATTCCAGTACATCGTAATGAAACAGGAACATTTTATTGTTTATACCATGAAGATAATGGTGATATGCACAACAAAGACTTGGGGAAACAAAAGGATTTCTTTGACGGGCGTCAATACTTTATGACACATGCATACAACGATAGACATATCGGATATAAACAATTACATGCCGAGGTAGAGGAATCCATAACAGATATTCCAAATGTTCGATGGTTAAAAAGTACTAATTACAATGTGGTCATATGAGAAAGTTAAACGTATATTCATTTCATAGAGGTATAAGTCCGCATCGATTTGATGCTAATAACACACCAGTTATACTTGATGAACTACAAAAGTATTATGAGGTTAGTTGGTACGATTTAAATGGTTCTGACCATTTTGTATATAGAAACGATTGTGAAGTTCTCATAAATCAAGGGTCAATTTTAATATTCGAATTCGATGATACGAAAGAGTTTAAAACATTTGATTTTGGTGATGCACCTACACTAACAATGCAGTTATGTAAATCCAGTAAGTTTATAGGTGCAGTAATAGGACAATACAATCCATATACATGGAAAGACGTTCCAAACGTAATGTCTGGACTGTATCCAGAATCAGTGTGGAATCTTGGTGTAGAAAATTTTGAGTCGGTTCAAGAATGGAGAAAAACAAATCCATTAAATAAAAAACTTTATTGGAGAGGAAGTATATACAAAAACCCATCACAACCTGAATATTATGATGTACGTAAAGCATTAGAAATTATTGCCAGTACACCCGCATTTAATGCAGATTTCTATTTTGGAAACTTTCCAATTCCATTCGAACAGTACGTATCAGAGGCAATTAATTTTAAATTAGCACTATCATTCGGTGGCGGTGGTGGACATTCTTGCGGAGACTTCTGTTTCAGAGATATTGAAATGTATGGGTTGGGTATACCAGTATTACGTCCACGTTATGTTGTGGAAACTGAAGACCCGTTAATACCAGATGTACATTATATTGCGGTTGATTGTGAATTTGATGATAACTTTCGTTACAAACATCCTGAACAATTGGCACGGAATATTATTCAACGATATACCGATGTGATTAATAATGACGATTTCTTAAATACTATTACTATAAATGCACGAGAGTGGTATTTGAGAAATATAGCAGGACCAACTGTATCTCACAATATACTCAGACGATTAAATTTATATGAAAGTTGAAATATCTAACGGAGAACTTCTAGACAAGTTATCTATTTTGAATATAAAAGAGCAAAAAATTATCGATGAAAATAAATTGCAAAATGTTCATAGAGAACGAATGCTTCTACAAAATATGTCAGAGAAATTATTAACCAATAATTTAGTATTAGAACAATACCAAATGCTTATTGAAGTAAATACGCAGTTGTGGAATATTGAAGATGCGATTAGATTGAAAGAATCTACTAAATCATTTGATAATGAATTCATAGAACTTGCACGGAGTGTATATATCACCAATGATTTACGAGCAGATATAAAGAAAAATATCAACATACTTACGAGTTCA